TGCTTGTTGTTCTGCCTGTTGCTGACGTTGTTGTTGTACTTCGTCCATACCACGCATAATGTTTTTAGGAACACCAAGTAACTCTGCACGAGATCTAATTGCTGCGTCATGATCAATATTGTCCATGATCTGTGGTGCAACCTGAGCAAGTTGCGCTGCCATCTCATACAATCTTTCTACAGCCGTTGCTTCTTCCATACGTTGTGATCTTGCTAGTGGACCAACATATTCAATATCAATGCTTGTTCCTGCTACGCTATCTGGTGCTGGAGCAAGAAGTCCTTGTCTATCTAAAATATTAAAACAACGTTCAATTAACGGATTAAGAAACTCTGTTTGGAAACGTCCTAATGTTGGACCAAGTAGTCTTTGCATTAATTCATAACGCACTTGTACTTCAGTCGCTGTCATTTGTGGACCTTGTTGCAATTCTAATTGATCTGAGAAAAACGCTTGCTTAATAGCATTACGTAATTCATTCTCTCGCATATCAGATACATCAAATCTTGCGTTAGTATTTAACGGTTTGATAGCGCCATCACGTCTAACAACAGTTAATCCTGCTGGTGATGTCTTAACACGACCAATAACACCGTCATCTTCTACTAATAATGGCGGATCAATTGCTTTTGCCCATGCTTTTAGACCTAACTCTACTGCTTTGTTATGTGTCTTAATATCTGGCAATGCGTTGTACGCGGGAGATCTACCGTAAGTTTCACCTGATGCTTTAGACCAACGTGTTACCAAATATGGCATTTCGTTATATCCGCCCTCTTTTACAAGGTTCTTAGTATCTTTCTCAATATATAAACTTAAATAAGGTAATTTAGTTTTATACGATCCGTGATATTCTTTTGCTGGCATGACAACATGAACAAATGTAAATTTTTTGTCAGGATTGTTATCAAATGCTTCTTTAATCTTATCACTTAATACATCTTTGCCAAACTTTTGCATGGCTTGACGTGCTGTGTATTCAAATTTACGGAATAATGTATCGATCTTACCGTTACGATCTTCTGATATAAAGTATTCTGTAATGTGTAATGTTCTAAATGTAAAACCTGTATCTGTTTCTTCTGTTTCAATACACGCTGTGCCAGTAGAACAAATGTCAAGATAAAACTCGTGTACTTCAGTATTAAAGTTAGAACCATTAAATGCCTTAAGCATACGATTACGGCAATCTTCTAACCATACTTGTACAGCACGATCATTATTTAGATTTTCATTACGCGCACGTAGATGAAACCATGGCAATGATGCTGATGTTAATGTACCTTGTAGTGATGCTGCCAGTAATGTGTTGGCATGTATAGCAGTAGAATCAAATAATTTTTCTGTACGTTTTTGACCGCGTTCATAATCTACTGTTACTTCTGCTTTACGTGGCATGACATAATCAAGTATTTCTTGCCAATGATCTTCCCACGTACTTTTTTGTGATTCTAATCTATTTAGTCGCTTAATAATCTGATCAATCATTTGACCTCCTAAACAACTTTAGTAGAACTGCCAAGCAAGGATTTTTTCTGAATAGTGCCTTCTTCTTGTACACCTTCTCCACCAGTAAGCATTAATGACTTACGTCCTTCTGCTTGTCGTGTAAGTAGTTGTTGTTTTTCTTGCTCTAATTCTGCATCCATTTTTGCTTGTTCTTCGTTACGCGCTTTTGTTTCTGCTGCGTAATCTACAGGTGGTGGACCTGCTGAAACACTTGGTTTGCCCATGTTAATCTCCTAACCATTTACATTCTCGTTGTAGCATACCATAGATGTTTGCGTCTTTTTGATTTTCTCCAATCTCACGCATTGTCCCTTCGTGCTTAAAACCGAGTTGTTTTAGTATCTTATTTGCACTTTTGTTGTCCGTTTCTGTATATGCCGTAACTCTATGACATTTTAATTGTTCGAACGGATACTTAAATACATGCTTTACATTCTCACGTATAAAGCATTCTTTATCTTCAAATGCTGCTGATAGCGCTATATCCTCTATACGGTATTCGCTAAACACAATACCACCGACTATCTTGCCTTTTTTGTAATAGCCTATACAAACACTTTCACCAAATGAGCGAGCATTTGCTCTTTCTGCCACCCATTTAACTACTTCGTCCCCAGCGTTCGGTACTACCTCAATCATCCTAGTAGTGATTTCTTCTTATATTCTTCTTCTTTAGTTTTCCAATAATCTCTTTCGGCTAATAATGTGGCATTTGTCGCTACTTCACCATCTTTCATAGACAATGTAGGTTTTTTTGCTTCTTCTAATGCTGCCGTTGTTTCTTGATCTAACGCTTCTCTATCAATAGGATCTGGCGCTTCAGCAATATTAGGCATCATTTGAGTTGGTGCTTTTTTGCCCATTTTAACCGCCTAATAATGTTTTACGTCCAATTTCAGGATTGCCTAATCTTGATTGATCTCCCCCAGTAAGAACAGTACCGTACCTACCTTTTGCTTTTTTCTTCATTAATGTTTCTTCTTCAGTTGCCGCTGCTGGTGGCACTTCAGTTGCTGGTGCTACTTCAGGTGGCATTGCTTCTTGTGCAGGTGCTGCTTCTGCTTTCTTTGCAGCGTAATTTAAGCCAGCCCCAACCATAACAGGTCTAGGACTAAAAATTTTACGAACTACTCCGCCCATATTATTCTCCTAACTAAATATTCTAAAATCACTATCCGCTTCATACTGTCGAGGCGTAGTAGTGTGTACTCTTGCGTGTCTTAATGACAACGCTGCATAACGCATGGCTGATATCATATCATCTTTAAAGGGTACTATTTTGCCTTCTTTTCTGTGATACATGCGTAATTCATCAAATATCTCTTTCTGATTTGAAAATATCTTTAATCTGCCTGTTTTCATTCTTTCTAACAGTTCCATAACACCTGCTTCTAATGAAACACCGCCAGATCCTTCTGGTTGTCCCGGACTTGGTGGATTTGTAAACCAACCTCCCCAAGAACGACCGTTACCTCTTAGCATATTTACACCTAAATCTCGGTATTGATCTGCTAATGGTACACCTGATCCTTTGTCTGCTTGTCTACCATCACGAGGATATATTACTGGTATCCAGCGTGGGCGAGAATTTATTGCTGCGGCGTGTACGGCAGGAACTTCTTGTCGTTGTCCATATGTATCATAAACATAAACAATATCTGCTTCTCTATCCCATGCAACCCATACACACGTAGTAGGGTGATCCCAACCATAGTCCATGCCTGCAACTCTGGGGAAGTGCGCAGGAATTTCAAATGGCTCGCATTTGATAGCGTCCTCCGGTACAGGAAAGACTAAACCTGATCCAAGAGAAGGAATCCCCTGCTCACGCATTTTACGTTCATGCGGTGGTAATGCTGCAAGTATTTGTTCCTTAACTTCAGGTGTCATATGAGGTGCGTCATCCCACCCCGCTTGTTGCATATATTGTCCCGGTTTTAGATCTTCCATAAACTGAGCAATAGTTTGTGTCATGCCACTCTCAGGTGTAAACGTCATATACACCATACCCGCCTTATCCGCGGTACGAGTAACTGCTTGTGAGTAGATATCTCCTGGTGGTTCTTCATCTAGCCATATAACGTCTAGTGACTCACCCATCCACTTTTCTTTACCCATCTCATATGCTTTAAAACCGATACGTGACCAGCCACCACTAACATGTTTAACCATGCCAGAGTTATGAGCATGTGGTACTCCGGGTTTTCTTGTAGTTTCCCCAATCAAATGTAGTGGTATTGCACCTGTACCTTTAGCATGCGGGTCATCAGGCTGACCGAACAACTCTTTCTGACAAATATCTCTAGTAGTTTCATTAGATGATCCACCTGCCCACGCCCTAATCGGACGATCCCAGCGACGACCTTGCCACCACTTTGGATAAAGTCCAGTCAAATGATATGCCATCTCCATAGCACCACTAAAAGACTTACCAATACGGTTACCCGCCATTAATAACTTCTGAGATGCTATCGCATTGTGGTATTTTTCTTGATATTCGTAAGGTCTATAGTATTTAAGTTTATTATGGTCTTTACGAAACTGTAATTCTTTAGCAATCTGTAGCGCTCTTTCCGCTTCCACTAAACTGCCTCTGGTGTTACGTCAATAACGTTTGCCTTGAGGTA